ATAAAACACTATTCATAATCCTCAAGCAAATCAGGAATTTCTTTTTGCTATTTGTAATCACACATTGTCGTTAGTTGAAATGGCTCTAATCCACATAGATATAGTTCTTTTTTCTCTAGTGAGAGAGAATCACTGATAGTATGTTATTGCACTACCATCCCAATATCCACAAGAAATATTTCAAACAGTTGTTATTGTGGCTCAATTATTAGTTAGATTTCTGCTATTTCAACTTTGGTCAGTAAAATCTGTATCAAGTGGATAATAAGCAATAGTATTCACTCATGGTTGCCATCAACCTCATCATTGTTCAAACGATTTATAAACACTATTAAATATAGTCATAAGTCTTAACATAAAAAATAAATCAGATTTCTTATCCCATTATTAGTACATTTACATCTATATCTACTGTAGGCTCTGTATTACATGAGAATGTTAATGTCCCACTTCCTTGTGCTGAACAATATACAGAGTTCGTTGCATAATCATTTATGTTAGATGGTGCAGGACTAACTATAACTGTATTACTAGCTGTTACTCATGTGGCTGTTACTGTTATCTCATTATTACTCCAATTAGCTGCTGCTAATGTTACTGTTATAGTAGAACTTCATCCACTAGGTGCTGACCATTCATATCCACTAGCTGTCTTAGTTACTACATATCCTGTTGTAGCTGTTCATCATGGTGTAAATTCTGATACAGTTACTGCTCATGTACTTCAGTTTACACTAGTTACAGGTGCTGTATATGTTACTGCTCATGTCTGTCAGTTGAAACTTGTTACTCATCCTGTTGGTGCTAGAATCTCCTTCCAATTACTAGCTGTAGAATATGGTGCCACACTTAATACATAAGTCTTATTCTCACTTGTTACTATTGCTATATCTCATTGGTCTGCACTAGACAAAGATGTCAAGTCTGAGCTAGTACTTACAGTAAAAGTATCTGTCAATGCTACTCATGGCAACGTAGATGTAGCTAGTTTTCAGTTGCTATCTAATACAGGTACATTTCAACTTGAAGTTCAGGTATTCTTTGTGGCTGCTGTCCCTAGACTAGCACTATCTGCTGGTGTATATCATAAGGCTGTAGTTACATCTGTACTATTTATTCAAGTAATAAATCATGAGTCATTAGACAAATCTGATGTTTTTGTAGGTACTGGTGGGATAGCCCCTCAGTCTTTTATTCTCTTTCATGTAGTTCAGTCAAATACTACTAGGTGTCAGTTTGTACTAGAACTAGGTCAAAAAACATCTCCTCAGACTCCATCTTCTCAGTCTTTTACTTGGAATGTATCAGTATTTCAGCTAGTTTCAGTTATTGTTACTGTTGTTGTCTTTCAGACTTTAGAGCTTGTAATGCTAGATATTCAGTTTCAGGTAGGTCAAGTAGCCCCTTGTGGTCATGTATCTCAAGTATCTCACTTATCTCAAGTATCTCCTTTATCTCCTTTGTCTCATTTGTCTCCTTTGTCTCATTTATCTCACTTTTCTCATTGGATTCATTGAATACCTTGAGGTCATTGCTCTCAAGTATCTCACTTATCTCCTTTGAGTTCATCTTTACTGGCTAATCTTGCTTCCTCTGTATCAGCATCTAATATCAAAATCTTATCATTTAATCATACTTCAGATTTTTCTTCTATCTCATTGATAGGTTTTACAGGTATTGCCATCTTTTATAAAAATATAATATAAATTAGTCTGCCTCTATTCTTGATTTGTAATTACTATCATGCAAATATGCTGGATCACATTTTATCTTTATAGCTTTGCCATCTTTTGTGTCAGTAATAGCAGTTAGTACCGTAGTGAAAAAACTTCAGAGCATATACTTTCTACTCTTGGTTTTATATTTATTTCTTCAGCTCTCAGACCGAGCTGTATTTACTTCTTCCCTAGATTTCCATACTATCATGAAAAAAGCCACTCAATATAAACTGAGTGGCATTATAATCAAAAATCTGATTTTGGAGAATTTTTACATATACCTCTTTAATTGTTCTTCTATATCCTTTAGTTTAGCCCTATGCTTTTCGTTCATATCATGTAGCTTAGTCTTATATTCTCAGTCGTTAGTTAGATGCCACATTACTGAATTATCCTCTATCATCCTTTCTGTTAGAGTCTTCATCTCATTAAGCCTTTTAAGGTCTTCTAAACTATCCTCCGCAACCTTAGTATAGAGGTATAAGAAGCTACCATAACATTTAATTTCACTTATCTTATGCTTAAGCTCATAAATCTGATTCGTACTTCAGCTATCCTTTACGCTCCTTTTTCAGTTGCTGCTAATAATATCTACAGAATGCCCATAAGTAGCAGGTCAGAAATCTGTCCCATCTAGCACTCAATCCTTCTTATCTTCTCAGTATTTTTTATTCCCCTGATAGTTTGTATCCAAAGTGTATAACTTATCCAATACTTTCTGTATAACTTCATCATCGTACTTTGAGATACGATAGTAAGCCACCTTACCATATTTTTCTGTCAGCCTTTTATTATTATTCCATCGATCAGCTACTAATTTTACTGCTGACTGTACATACCATCCTTGTCACTTTATTCTTCATCTAGTGTAGCTTAATTCATCTATCTCTTTAATCTCATCATAAGAGAATTGATAGTTAAATAAGTCTGAGAGCATACCAACAGCAGCAAATATAGTACAACTAAGTTTACTCCAGCTATTGATATATTGGTTATAAAAAAACCTTACTTCATCTTGTTTAACAAGTTCAGGTAGATTATCTTCAAATCACTCACAGAGCGTATAGTCTGTAGCTTGCTCTCATAATCAGAGGCATCCATTCTCTAATTCTTCCATCTTTATTGTTTGTTAGAAATAAAATTAACGATACCATCCATATCTAGTATCTCTTTAACTACTCAATCCTCTCTTAATACTAGCATAGGGACAGTTTGTACATCAAACTCTTTTACGCTAGCATCATCAAATCTAAAAGTCTGAAACTCATATCAGTTATCCTCTGCTCGTTTCTGAGCGTGAGGCTTCATCATGTGGCATTTGGCACATGAATCTCACTCTATAAAAATAGCTTCCTTCATTTTATAATATTTATGAATTAAAATCTCTCTAAAATCTGATTTACTCCGTGAATAGCCTTTCATTATTCTTATACCTAGTTCTTCTAAACTTCATTCACTTAGGTCAATTAACAACAGCATCCATGTCCCATCAGCTGTCTATTCTATATTTTACCATTTGGTAGTTTAATCACATTCTTCTAGCAAAAGCTCATATGCTTGGGTATTGCTTTCATTTATATTCCACAGGACGATGGTAACCCTTATTATTTTTCATTTCATCATACTCACCCCATTTCCATTTATAACCTCATGCCGTAAACTGTTTTCAATTACACACATCTCTTATACTATTTATGCGAGTTCATGTTTTATGATGAGCCTCTTTCAAACTGTTGTAATAATCTTCTCAATCTTCTCTAATTCTGATTACAGGTTTTTTGTCGCCTCAATGGTAAATAGCCTTTTGTCCCAATCACGTAAATCTATGCTTACAGTTTTCACTGTCCGTACTTCGCTCTAGATTCTGTACTCTATTGTCGTGTTTGTCCCCATTCTTATGGTTTACTGTTCTTTTGTTTTCAGGGTTTGGTATAAATGCCTGAGCTACTAGATTATGGACTCACTTTGTGTAATGATTTCATCTTTTTGAGAGGTAGCAAATGTAGTAACCATCTCTGTCGGTATACCTCAATTCTCTTTCTTGTTTACTCCCACAGTAATGGGTAGTTTTTACTATTCATGTGTTGCTCACATAATAGCCCTCAAATCAATCAATTTTTCTTCGTTCCATCGTTATATAGTTATGGTATAAAACTTATTTAGTGGGAGGAGAGTATACCCATAACATACACCCTCCAATTACGGTAGCTAACCAACCATCAATATTATAGTTATTTACTGCTAATTCTCAATTAAAACTTTACATATTCTAGATTTATTATGCTCTTTCAGTTCTTGTCTTTTTCAATCTCTACAATCCAAGCTCAAACAGTATTTCACAACTGAAATCTCTTACTTAATAAATTCTCTTTCAAAAAACTTCAGGGGAGGAATCCATGTATGTCCCTGTGCAATGCATATAAAGCCTGGTGGAAATGACCTAATGCAAATATGTCAGGCTCTTTTCATGCAGGGATTTTGTCTATGAATCTATTTAGCTTGTAATCTAGTGCATAGCTACTTCATCCTCATCCATGTCTTAGTTGTATTTTAATCCCATTGATTGTAATAGTGCCATCGTAGAATCACAGATTTATTAAATCCTTTCTAACCTTTTCTATGGATTTAGTAATGTCAGCACCACCACCCTTTAAAAAACTTTCGGAATGGTTACCCCCTATAAAATAAGTTGGTAATCATACATTAGGGTATTTTTCTTCAACTAATTTTAGTTGGTCTTCAAACCCTACAGCATTCTGCTCAAAATGTTGTCCTTTATACACTCATGTTCAATCAACCAAATCTCAGCAATGTATAAAGCATTCCACCCCCTTGTCCTTAGCTCTTTCATAATATTCCCCAAGCTCATCTAATGCACATTCACGGCTTCCTAAATGAGTGTCGCTTAAAAGTCAGAACTTCAAATAGCCAGGCTCGCCTATAGTTTCATCAATTTCTTTTTTGGTGTTATTTGCTATGTAGTTTAGCATCTCTTTAATATCCTTGTCGCTATAATGTTCCAATAGTTCAAGCTTTTTCTTCTCTTGTTTAGTCAGACTTTTCCCTTTCTTTTCTTCTTTTTCTTCTTTAGGCTCTAAAGCCTCTGCTATACATTTCCTATACTTACTCACAGTTCTCCTATCTATTCCTAGTTCTTTTCATACATCTACATTAGTTACTTCTTCGGGATAGGATTGAATCCTTTTAATCGTTTCTTCATCTAGTCTGTTCATAGGTGTTTTTATAAAAAAAATAAAAGAAGTCTGATTTCCTTTTACTTTATTACTCAATCATCATACCACTCATTTATGTCTGTTATGTCTCTGCTGTTCAATACATCTAATAACCACTGTTTTACATCTGGTCTTAATGCTTTAGACGAAATGTTGATTGTAGTTATTAGCTGCTCAGCAATGAGTTGATTAGCAAAAAGCCTATGGATAGCATCATGATACCCTTCCCTTAGGCTCACAAGATTCTGCTTCTCACTATTACCATTCCTTGAGCGTGGTAACAAGTGATGAGTAGTGTACTTGTATTCCTTGTTTTTGCTCATATATTATTCTACTGCTAATATAGGATAAAATAACATTATTATTGCTATAAGTATTATAATTCAGACCATGATTTCTTTTCTCTCTTTTCTTCAGATTCGGATTTTTTTGTTGAAGTTGTAGGTGTTCTTCATCTGTCTTTTACTTTGGCTAAAATCAAAGCCGACTCTGCATCTCCCCTATGGTAGAATGTCCTAGCATGGTCTTTATTCAAAACTCGCTTTTCATCTGGTCATAAAAACCATAGTGAGATATAACCATTCTTATCTAGTTTTTTGTATATGTTAAATCATAAATCAGATTTTATGATTCTGTATTGCCGGTCTTCGTTCATTCATCCAAAACAATTATTTACTAAACTCTTTTAAGGCTTGTAAAAATTCTGTTTGTTGCTTGTTTATAGTTTCATTATACTTATCGATCAGTCAGTCCATGCTCTTTACATAGAAGATAACAATTCATACAATGCTGATTAAAGCACATATCATGATAGCTAGGAATGTCCCCCTTTCGCTTGAAGTAAGTTTAGTAAGCACATTCCCAGTTTCTTCTATAGTTCATTTTTCGATACTCATTTTACAAATCTGAATTGAAATAAAATTATTCCTCTATCGTGCTTTTGATTTTGTCTGTAGCACTTTTAAGGAGTTCCCATAAATCATAAAATAAATTACTCCCAGTCCCTAGAGCCAATCAAATTAGAGCCAAGACTCCAGTATTTAGATCCATTCAGAGATAAGGGGCTACTGAGAAACTTGCTAAGATTCACAATAAAAAGCTGAGGGCTACAGAAACAGTTACTGTGTATTTCCCAGTCAGCTTTTTAAATCAAGGTTTAGCTGCATTTATAATGCTTGTAATAACTGTAGAACAAGTAATTAAGATTAGAATAGGCGTTGTCATCTATTATTACTTATAATGTAAAAATTTGTGTATTCACATTATAGTCAGATTTTCATTTTTGGAGAAATTTTACTTATGCTAGTCTTTGTACGTTCAATACCTGATACATAGATATAGCACTAGAATATGTATGTACTGCTCATACATTAAATGTATCTCATTTCTTAAACCATCCTATAGTCCAAGCTACAAGCTGGTCTCATGTTCCACATATCCTACTCTGATTTAATGTAAATGGTCTCCACTTAAATCATGTGTAATTTCATGTCTTTAGTTTTAATAAAGATACTATCTCTACATATTTATATCACTCTGATGGAGTAGATGGAAGTAAAAACTGAGTAAATGCTTGTATTATATATGTCCCATCCTCTTCTATTTCTATATTCCCATCCTTATTGACTTTACATCATGGATCTCAGAATCTTTGATGCTCTGATAATACTGGAATAGTACATTGATCTGGTACTGTATAAGCTGCAGATACATTATTTGTTGTAGCATTAGCCACTAATTCAGCAGCTTTAGTATATATGTTCTTATTCACTTCTCTTTGCTTCCATTTATCACTTTGTAATCATGGTCTTATCTTAAATTTATCATTATCTCTAGGTCGGTTAGCATCTTGGAATAATGCCTCATCTCCATTATTAAAATCATTTCAGAATTGTTTACCTGCATATACTATCATCTCTCTCTTTGATTAGCAACTAAATCTAAAGCAAATAATTCAGGAGTATAATTCTGATTTCCTTTACCATTTACCATTATCTGTAAACTATGAGATTTTGGCAGTTCTAGTTTGTTATTCAGATTATGGAATCTAAACTCTCATTCTTGGTATTCTTCTGTTGTAATCTCTCAGATTTTTCTGAAATGGTTGTATTCTGAATAATTTATCAGCTCCACTCATTCACTATCCGTTATTTTCATATCGTTAGTGGTCTGAATTGGTAAATCTCATTCTAATCTGAATGTATATTGATTCCCATTTCTCTCTATAAATTTTAATTCATAATCTCATGTAGCTCACTTCAATTTATAAGATAATTCTGAATCAAATGTATAGTCATCTTCACTTGTAAATGTCCAGAAATGATAATGGTTAGCCATACCCCAAAATTCTAAGCTACAGTCTGCACTTGGTAAGATATAACTTACATATAGGTCAGATTCTTCTTTCTCTAGTAGGTGGTTTCATAGTACAATAGGATATTCAGCCATCCATTCTATGTTATAGTTCTTTATTGGAGTATCATCTTGGTATTTTATGCTATATTTTGTTGTAGTTTGTCATTCTGTTATGCTATAGCTTATCTCTAGATCGTTTCAGTTAGTTTTTAGTCATGTAATAGTAGCATTTTCTGGCAATTCATGGATAAAAGTACCACCTTTACCTCCATAAGTCTGTCAGTATTGGAATATTCTATTATCTGTAGTGGTTAAAATCAGATTTTTCCTCCAGTTTACTATCTTTCAGTCAAATCTATACTGCTCTTCATTCTTTATCAGATTTTTGCTATCTTTTTCTTCCTTTCATCATATCACAGGTACTAATTCTTGCCCATTATATACCCATAATTGACTTATCCCCCTATCTTCTCATACTAGATAGAGCAGATAATCTATATTTGTCGCTCATTTAAACTCACATCCATAAGCTATATAAGGTGTTCCTCTACCTCATGTAAGATCACAAGGGATGACATATCAGTTTCAGTTCATATTACCTATCATGTATATCTGCTCATTCCATGCTATCATGGCTATTACATCCATGCTCACATCGTTAGGTCGTCACATATATTTGACTAAGCTATATCTAACCACCTTTTGCATATTGTCATCATCTACCCATTCTCAACCCCATGAATATAAGACCTGGAACGTATTACTTTTCTCTCGGTAATATTCTCAAACATCAACTAATTCTCTCTCGGCGTTTATGGGTAGGTAGTTGTATGCATCGTTATATCCAAAGACATTCACAGTCACTCTTCAGCTTGGTCGAGTATGCGTCCCATCACTTCATGCTGTATGTTTAAAACTTATTGTTAAATAGTAATCGTCGCTCTCTCTTACGTTTAGAAGGGGAATGTCAATGAAGACTGTCTTTCATGTAGAATCGTCTAACTGTTCAAAGCTGATGTCCTCATAACCTGATGAAATAGAAGGTTGGATGTCATCAGTTTCGGCATCATACCAATATCTTTGTTTTGCATAACGTATATCGCTTATCGTTATGCTTCACTCTTCAGCTGTAGCTCATACATTATATGCTTGTATGGAAAGCTTGGTCGTCGTAAATCCTTGCAAATTATTAACCTTTAGCCTAAGAGTTGTTGTGGTCTCTGACCCTGATTTTTTTCGGCCTCCGTCACTCTCAGTCCATCAGTTACCAGTCCACACTTCATCGTCATCTGTTACTCTATATTCTTCTGCAGAATAAACATATCTGGCTCTATCAGTAAATATCGTGAAATATTTTAGCACTCAGTTCTCATATTTAGAGATCAGCTGTTTCTCTGTTCCCCATGTAGCAGGCTCATAAGTTCAACTCCTTCAGTTGTAACTTATATTATAACTTGGAAAGTTCGTAGCTATGTCACTCTTTACTAACACCTCGCTACCTAAGCTTCTATCATAGACACTTCAGTCAGATTTTAGAATCAAGTCTCATGTCTGATCTACTAATACGACTCAGCTCTCAGCTGTATCCTCTGGCTCACTCCATGCTGTAGCTTTTACACTCTTACTACTTGAAAAGATGTCTAAATTCTTAGACTTTAGACATCATGGTTGGCTTGAATATTTATCTGTTTGCTGTCATGCTGGTAATCAGCTTGAATAATAGTTAAGGTTATCGATTGCCATTAGTTTTGTACATCAGAATAATAAATACTTTGTACTCTTTGAGAGATATATCTTTTCATTTTCTCTAGTCATTCTTCATATCTAGCCTTAGCTCTATCAGATTTTTCAAAGTCTTGTTTATGTTCCCACAATTCAGCTCTTAATCAGTCTTTTAGCACTTTATGAAACTGTTTTAAGTCTGAATGTCATGGAAATATAGCATCCACCTCATTATCTGTTAGTTCTGCAGGGTTTATATTCTGGATGCCTTGTATCTCTAATCAGTTTTCTACATCTTTATCAGGAGTCCAGTTTAGGAAGATATGATTATCCTTTAGCTTCCATCATTTCATACCGTTACTTTCTTCTAAGTCTGATAATTCTGGTAATTCATAACTATTCTCTTCATCTGTTCGGATTATCACTTTCTTTACTTTCTCTATTCATGGTACTTTGATTTCATTTCATTGGTCATCTAGTACAGGATTTCATTCATCATCTAATAAAGTAGTCCATTCTCTTTCTACTTTATATTCTCTTGCTCATTGTTGTATATCAGTAGTCCAGTAAGTCCAAAAATAGTCTTCCTGAGTAGTTACTATCATTCTGTACATCTCAGAATAGATTTCATTCAGCTTTTTTAGTCCTTTAGTGTATGGATAGTTAGCAGTAGAAGTATTAGTATCTTCGTATGCTTCTTCCAATAAGTTTTGAATTGTCATTAGCTCAATAATAAATAATAAGTTAAAAGTCTGACTATTTATTAAAGAGGGGAGGAGTTATCCTCCCATCCTTACTAAGCAAGAGCAGTTACAGAAGCTCTTACAAGTTGTTCAGCATTTTGGTCAAATACTTTTCCTCCATGTGCAACTTGTCCAAGAATGTTGTAGTACATTCCATCATCAGCTTCAGTTACTTTAGCTTTTACTAATTGTCTTACATAGTTGTAAGATTTAGCTCTGAAAGCATAAATGTAAGCAGCTGGTGCTCAAGTTCCTGTTGGAGTAATTAAGTTAGATTCATAGATAGAGAATCCAGCGAATTTACCTAACCATCCCTCTACAGCAGCATCAGCAGCTACTTCAGTTCCAGCTAAGATTCCAGCTTGAGCGATAAGAGCTGATACTTCAGGAGATACGATTAAGATTCTATCTTCCATAGGTACTTCTTTCTTAGATAGCATAGTTCTAAGTCCCATAATATCTTTAGCAACTGTACTTACTGACATACTAGCAATAGTAGTAGTCTGAGTAGCAGTAGCAGCGAAGAAAGCATCCAACATAGTAATAATTGAAGTTTCTACAGCTGTTTCTATTCCATTTACCAAGTCTCTGATACGATTTCCTTTGATAGAGTATAGAGTTTGGATTTCTTCTAGATCAGAGAATTTTTCTCTGTAATTATGTAATTTGTTAATTACCAAATCTGATTTAGTAATAGTTCTATCAGATGCAGTAATAGCAGCCAAAGAATTTGCTCTGATAGTAGCTGGCTGTCCATTTCCAGATGCATCTGTTAAAGTGATCTTTGGAGATACAGGTACAGAAACTGTGTCTCATCCAGCTTTTAATTGTCCCTCAAATTCGTAGTTAGCGAATCTCATAAAAGGTTTTTTAGGAGTATCTGATAATTTTCTGCGAAGTTCTGCCTCCAAAATACTTCTAACTTGATCTACTTGTGCCATGTTTAAATAGGTTTAAAGA